AATCTGTAACGATTGTCAACGTCGTAACTTGAAGTAGACTGAGGTTTCATACATCTATTGTATTGGAGCTACACATGACTATGAATGAAACTGAATTAAAAATTAGCGGCATTTGTGATGATATAAAAGATCTTTTAATTGACAAAAATAGAAAATATGGTGATTCTGCTTTAAAACCATGTCGAGTTTTTAGTAAAGCTTCAGCTTCAGAGCAACTATTAGTACGTATTGATGATAAATTAAACAGAATTATGAAGGGAGCAGGTTTATTAGCAACCGATGAAGATGTTATAAATGACTTGATTGGATATTTAGTACTGTTAAAAATAAGTATGGCTAAAGATAAAAACAATGAAATACTCGAATCAGCAAGTTCAATCTATGGAAAAGGATTTAAGTCAGGTCAAATCACCTTCTATACCTGATCCAGTAATAAAATGGGACGAATTCGAAAAAAATTACTCAAGAGAGCTTTTAATCATGGATTGTCTTGATTGGCTTAAGGATCGACCTTACGACGCAAAGGAGATCCTAGACCACTTGGAGTACTGTTCCAATATCGAAAAAACTTCCGAAGAACCTCTCCAGACGGATCAAGTTCTTTAAGTTTCTTTTCTAAATACTCAATTCCCTTTATCTGTGTAGCAGATCCGTTATAAGTTTCGGCAATATTTAACAAACAAACCTTAGTGTGGCATTTATGACGATAGAAGGTTGGTATCTCTTTATCTGGTGCAAAGTACATATCAAGCTCTGTACGCCTTCTATCGGTCATTAGATCCCCTCCTGACATCCATATATGGTTTATATAGGGACTCCACTCTTTTATTATCTTATTTTTAGTTGCATAACTATTTATTAAATCAAGTAATCTACTAGATTTAAATGAATTTATACCAATACTATGAGCAAAACTAAGTAAAGCAGCTCTTTTATTTATGTTTAAATTTACAAAAACATATTTTTCGGCTTCGCTTGAGAAACTTTTTAAATCCTCATAGAATTGTTTATCTATATCTTCTTGAATAGCTTTATCATTAGCATCTAAATAATGATCATCAATAGTTTCACTTCCATAGCCTATCCTCCAAATACTTTCACCAAAATCTTTATACGCTGCATATCTACCCATTCCTAAATAAGTTCTAGGAACAGTATATTTTTTTGTTAATTTATAGCCTTTTTCTGTAAATAATAAATATTTATGGGACGACAACAGATCCGTTATAGCTTACTTCAGAATAACCATCTAATTCTAAAAGTACAACATAGTTTTTAGCTGCGTTAGTAACTGTAACACCAACAGCTCCCTTACCTTTACCTGCTTTAGCTATATCAAAGAATTTATAATAACCAGTAGGTGCATCTCCTGTTGCAAATGCATCCTCTTGAAAAATTTGCATTGTATTTACACCTTCAGATCTATCAAGAGTTACCTTAATGTCTCCTGTACCTCCAGGATTGACTCTAAATCCCCTTACTGCATCGCCTTTATTACCTGCTGCTGTAGGTCCAAGATATGTAATTTCTGATCCAGCATCAACACTGAATTTGTCTAGAGTTGCCTCAATTGTTCTTGTAGCCATGTTTCTTAAGAAATTTGCCCTTCAGTAGAGAGCTGGAATTGAATGTTGGCATCAATGCCATGATCCTTCATGATGCCGTAAAACATCTGACGATCTAATGCTTTCTGATGTAAAAGCTCAATGAATGCCTCTTCTAATTCTACTCTATCTAAAGATTGTATTGCTAAAGATGCAGCATGAATAGAAAATTCAACATTTGTTGGAAGGTTAAGATCCATATAAATAAAAACCTTTATACATATATTACCAACAGTGAATTAATGAGCAATTAATTATATTTATCAGAACTTGTTCGTCCTAATAAAAGTGTTCCCACTCCATATGTTCCGCCAAATAAAATAACAAAACTGATAGCAATCACTTCCATAGGTACTTTTTGTATTTAATTTTATTTTACCACTTTACTTTATGTGACCAGTATCTAGCTGACATTTTGTCAGGATTTTTGTCTTGAGCATCATGTCTCGCATAATATGATTTTTTTCTAGCTTTTTCTTTAGCGGTTTTTGGATTTTTACCAGCACCTTTTACTCCTTGTTGACCAAATCTTATTAATTTTTCCTTGCCATCTTCACATGCTTTTACAACATGAGACTTTGTTTTATGACTGGGAGTCTTTTTAGGCTTATTACATTTCAAGTGCTCTTTTGAAAGTTTTTTAGCTTTTGCCCTTTTAGACATCAGTCTTTTTCTTAATACTTATATAAATAATTCTAACTCTTAGATGCTATTGATTTTATTACTAAATAAAATTGACTTCTCCTGCTCTCACTTTAGATACTAGATCCATACCACGCATGCCATATAAAGCGTCATCTCCTGCTTCTTGAATTCTGCTATTCACTAATTCATTATTCTTAGAAATTTTTTCTGCTTGTAATTCTTCAGCATATTGTCTTGCAAATGCTTTTGCTTGGTCTTCAGGAAGCGACCCATCCGATGTAGAAGTCATTTGTTATATAAGGTGTTGCTTTATCTGAGGGTAGGATTTTAATAGAGCTGTTTTGATCCATCCACTGTTTTATCTTATCAAGTCTCTCCTTTTGAAAAAATTTAAATTCAGGATTGTACCAATCTTCTAAAAGATTTGATCCTTTTAATCTATTACATTTAGAACAGGAACAAATCATATTAGTTTTAACATTATGTCCACCTTTGAATTTTGGAAGTATATGGTCAATCGTCGCAGTATCTTTGTTTAATTCTTTATCACAATAAGCACATTTCCAATCCCAAGATTGAAATATACATTGTCGAAATTTATGGCGAGCATTTTTTGGAGAGAGTTCAATTAAATTTGCTAGTAAATCTTGCTCGCAGTGAATCACATGTACCTTGCAACCTTGTAGAAACTTTATGCTGCATAAACTTACACAAATGTAGTGGTTAATCCAATAATGAAACTAGCTCTACATCCTCTTCTTTTTCATAGTCTGCTTCTTCAAGAAGTCTTAATAAATAATAATGAATTTTTTCTGTCACCCATTTAAGATCTTCATCCTTTACATCATTAAAAATTGCATTAAGAGATAAATCTTTTGACGGAGTGCGTAAATGATCTGCTAGTAATTGTAAGGCTTTATATCTGTCTCTATTCATCTCCTTTAACATCTTAATCACCACTTGCCTCTGGAACTAATACTGGAGTGCTCTCAACAGATTCTGCTTCTTTAATCTGTATTTCTATAATTTCTTTAGCACCTAAAACTTTTAAATAAGAATTTTTAGCTGTTATAAGTTGAGATTCTAATTGCTGTATTTGTTTTGATAATGTCGAAGCCTGCTCATCTATTTGCTTATCAAAATTTTTAAGATTTTCTAATGATACTCCGCAAGACATTTTTAGTATGTAACTACTTTGAGTATAACCCTAGAATTATCTATTAACAATCATTGTAGTCTCTTGCTATCTGTCCACCTATCTCTGATCCTTTGTCCTGTGCAAACATAGTTACAAAGCCTGCAGCAAGCCATCCAACGATTGGTATGTTACTAAATGCAGGTGCAGCTTTAACTCCTACAGAGGCTCCTACGACTTTTCCTGTAGCGTTTCCACTACCTTCTACTTTTATGCAAGCAATGTCTTTCTCAGTCATTACGGTTCCCTCTACTCCATCTTTACCTAATTCACGTTGCATTGTATAAGTTTCTCTCAAACTTAATTTTGACTCTTTATTACCAAATAATCCTTTTGGCTCAGTAAGTAACTTAACTCGGTTTAAAACTTTTGGATCGTTTGCTTTATATCTGATACTATATCCTTCTTCAGATGCAACAATACTGTAAGAAGTATACGGACCTACTGGAAAATTAACATTAGGATATGGACTTTTAAATTTATTAGTAACTAAAGTACTCATCAGAGAAATATTAGATACCCCTAAGATAGATACTAAAGCTATTATTCCCCAATTTTTACTTGGTCTGCTATACATTTTTCTTAGGACTAGTCTCTGTCACTATTTTAATCGGAGCCTGTTCGATACGCAAGATCTGAGTAGGAGCAGTTTGAGATGCTTTCTCTATTAACTTTTCAAGGTCAACTTTACTTAAACTTGAAACACCATTTGCAGCATTATTTTTATCCATCTTCATAGTTCCATCGCCTCTTTTCTTAGCTGTAGCAACGCCCCAAGTACTTAGGGTTCCTGTAAAAACACTTGCGATAAAAGTTGGATCGATCTTGTTTTGTTCCCATCCTGGAATTGTTATATAGTTAAGAGTCAAAATAAAACCACTCCAAACTAAAACTCCTAACCGAACAAAACCACCTACAATAGCAAGTTGCTCTTCTTTGTCATCAATGCTTTCTTTGATTTTTGAGAAAACATTTTTTTTCTCTTGTGTCTTAGGAGACTCTTTTGAATTTTCAGTCATTTTATAATCTCAATACATACTAAGTCTACCTTCATGTAAACTTATGTATAGTAATTAAAAGGTACTAAAAATGCGGAAATTATTCCCTTTGTTGATATTGATATTTGCCCCAGCAGCCAGAGCAGATATCACTCATAAATTATCTAGCAGTGTACAGCTACAAGTAAATGCTGCTGCCACTCAAGTATCCCGAATCGGAAATAGTTATAGTGTTTCTGGAAACAACGTAACTACTCAGTATACACCTGAAGGTGGTTCAGCTACTAACTCAATTGGCTCATTGACAATAGCTTCAGGAGTTGGTTCAATACCTACACTTTCAGCAGTACAGGCCACAGCAGGTGAATCTTGGAGTTTCACTCAATCATTTACACAAGCAGATGCTATATCCACAAGTGCTCCAAGTACAGGTGCCGTGGTTGCTTATTCCGATCAAACTTCAACTGCAGCAGGGGTTGCAGGAACATTAGCAGGTACAATTGATTCATCTTCAACAATAGCTCTAACAGCCGGAGGAGCAGGTACAGTTGCGACAGGTCAATTTGTAAGCGAAATTTCAATAAAATGAGACTAAAGGATCATGCCTTTGCAATAAAAGAAAAAGAAGATGATGAGACAGATGAGAAAAATAATACCTGTAATCTTTCTAAGTCTGATGAGCACGACTGCGAAGGCAGTACCAGTAGTTCCAAACTTTAATACAGGTGTACTCCAGTCTCATACTGAGACTACTTCAAAAGTGACTGAGACAATAAATGTAATTGATTATCAAACAGGCTGGCAATATACCGTAACTGGCAATAATATAAAGACAGATAGTAGTAGTTTGGTTCCTCCAGCCAAAAGTGTTACTCAAACGCTAAATGGAGTTAATTCAACGTGGACAAATTTAGATTCCTCAAATATGCCAAACTTCTCGATCATAGACGAGACAAAACCTTGGCAGATGACAACTACACTGAGCCAGCCAGGGTTGAAGTCACAGACCATAATCCAGAGGACTACCGACATAAAATCTGTAACAGATACAACTTCAACCTTCAGTCAGTAAAATATTTACTTTTAGCTTTAAATATATTTAGTACTCCTATATATGCAAACGAGGTGGGAGGGGTTTCAGCTACTGCAAACCCGATTGCGAATTCTTCGGGGTCAGTCTCAAATTTGGCGGTACAAAATCTATCGGGACCGTACCTAACTAATACTTACGGAGGTGGGGTTTCCTGTCAAGGATCTACTCTTTCAATTACTCCATTTGCTACATTGCAGGATTCATGGAAAGAACCTTACGAATCTGAATGGCTTGATAATGTGTACGACAATTCAGATGTCGATAATGATGGCATATTAGACAATCCTGGGGCTGTTCTTTATCAAAAACCTGTAAGAACAGGTCAAAAAACAAATCACAATATTGGATGGGGTATCAGTATGAATATAACTATACCTCTTGATAAAAGACACAATGAAAATTGTCTACGTGCTTCCAGCAGTCAGAATCAAATAAATAAACAAATATTAGCTAATAAAAGATTAGACTTTGAGATGGCAAGATTGAAGCACTGTGCCGAGCAAAAACGGTTGGGAGTGACGTTTGCAAAAACTAGCCCTTCAGCTCAAATCTGTGCCGATATTGTAGTTGCAAATCCTCATGGTGTTGTTCCTAATCATCTTCATTCGATTCCGAAATAAGTTTCTTTTTTCTTTGCAATCCTTTAAATTTTTCTCTATCTTTTTTTCCTAATAAACCTTTAATTCTCTTTATAAGTTGCTTTATTAAGGGCTTTATTAATTTTAATAAGATAGGTGTTGCAGCTGCCGAAGCCGTTGCTACGACTGCGATTGCAGCTGTAGTGCTTACTTGTGATGTATTTGGAAGTAGTTTTTCAAGACTAGAACTTGGTTCATACAAAATTACACAAATATTTCCTTGTAATTCATGACCTACAACTATCTCATCTCCACTACGTGTTAAATCTCCAACTCTTGGTTGATTTGGAGCTGGGCATTCTTTCTGATTATCTTTTGGTACATTATCTAATTTTGGATCAGGGGTTCCTAATTCACTTTCATTATTTTTTTCTTCTTCTTGTTCTTGTTCTTTTCTTGGTGCAGTTCGTACATTAGGAACTACAGCATCTTCAACATAAATTAATTCTTCTGGCTGGTAATCTATTGCTTCATAAGTAGGAGATCCAGCATCACATAAAACTACATTACCTCTCTCATCCTCATCTACTAAATTTTTTGATTTTTTGTTTAAATCATTAAATTTAACACAGCCTGGCAAATCTATGATTGGATTACCAATCTGTAAAGTTACTGGAGGACTCTGCGGTAATGATTGTACAGTAGAAAAATAATAATTATCAAGTTTAGGAATAACTACAGTATTTATTAAAATTTCTGGAATATCAGACAATTTTAAAAATTAGTTGAAGGAAGTTTAGGTACTACTGGACCAGTAACATCAGGTATAGGAAGAGAGTCTCCTAAAGCACCCCCTAGATTACCTGTAATTGATTCCATAGCTTTTTCTTTTATAGTGTTTATTATTGCATCTTTATTGATGTAAACAAACAAACCACTACCTACAACTGTTAAAGAGAGTACTCCTGAAGCAACAGCTATTGCATTAAAAATTTTCTGCATTTTTTTAGTATTTATTTAAATTTTACTAAATTGATCTAATTACTGCAAGTTGCTAATAACTATCTCGTTTTAACTAGGCTTTGTAGGCCATGTAATATTATTTGGATCGGATTGTGTTGGGACATCTCTAAGAGCTTGGCGATAGGTTTTCCAATCGTCACTTACAGCAACTCCTGTTTCAGATGCTCTTGCTGCTACCCAATCTGTCTCTAACAATAAACGATTTCTATAGTTTCTTACCTGTAGCCATGATTCTGCAAGACGTTCAGCATCTGTTGGTAGACTCGCATTAAATTCTGCGATTTCTGCATCAGTCATTTCAACTAATACACCGTTTACATACTTGTTCATTTAACTCTCCTTGTATTTGTAAAGTAAGAATTTACTATTTTGGAACGAAGATCCTTGACTGTTGAAAAACCTTAATCCTGAAAGGTTAGAAGTAAATACTGATGGCATATACTGAAACCAAACTTCTGTTTCACTAATACTAGTATACATAGTACCAGTAGCCAAATTGTTAGGAGATCTGTTTTGACCTATGTAATAACCACGTCCATGTAAACCAGAAGGTGAGTATGTAGAAAAATCAAGATAAAAAATCATGTACCTATAATTACTATCGGCATACCATTTCCAAGAAGATTCGCTTGAATTAGCCCAAGTACTATTACCGTAGGAATATTTCATGGCATGGACTGAACCAGTTTGCCGACTACTACCTATATAACCTTGCATATATAATGTTGTGGAATATGAAGCATTTCCAGTAGTACTTGTTAGCCCACCATAATTCATATCTAACATCCCAACTATTTGATACATAGTATTAGTTGAAAACCCCGTTAAATCTACTGTAGTAGCACTGTTTGTCACTTCTGTTGCACTTATCAATTCCATACCACCACCACCGCCCGGTACAGTAATTGTTTTAGAAGCTCCAGTACCAGAAGCAGTGACACCAGCACCAACAAAATCTAGAGTAGTCGCAGCTGTAGATAACGCACTACCTTCATCCTGTACATCGATACCTGAAATTCCTCCACCTGGAATTGTAATTGTTTTAGACGCACCAGTACCAGATGCAGTGACACCAGCACCAACAAAATCTAGAGTAGTTGCAGCTGTAGATAACGCACTACCTTCATCTTGTACAGTTATTCCTCCTCCAGAGCCAGAAGAGGCTGCTGTGAGTCTTCCCTGTGCATCAACTGTAATACTTGCATTTGTATAACTACCAGCAGTAACTGACGTGTCTGCTAATTTACCAGCAGTCACAGCATCATCAAGAATTTTTGACGTTGTTATTGTTCCATCAGATACAGATCCAATATTGACTAATTCACCTAATATCAATCCCCAAAAATCTAATCCACTAGCTGGAGCTGTTGCAAAAACTATAGTGGCTGCATTAATCGTATAATCCGTTCCTGGATTTTGTAATACACCACCAACAGAAACTAAAATATTATTTACACTTTCTGGATTTACATTCTGACCAGAAACTTGTAAGTTAAAAGTCGTAGTACTTCCGTTAAAACTACCGCTTATATCATCAACCTCCCTATTCTGATTTAGGAAATTAGGTTCTGTCCCTATGTATGCCATCTAAATTTTCTATTACTTTATATCTAGTTTAAAATGGCTAATTTTATGCCACTGGTTCTGTAGGCCAAGTAATGTTGAATGGATCAGATTGTGTAGGAACATCTCTAAGAGCTTGGCGATAGGTCTTCCATTCGTCCGAAATAGTTAAATCACTACCAGCTCTCCAATCTGTTCGTTCTAATAAAACATTTCTTTCTGTTCTTACAAGTTGCCATTGGGTGTTAGTAAGAGCAGCTTGTTCATCTGTAGTAGTAGATTCTACTTTGACATTGTAAACTTTACTACTATCTATATAAGGTTCTACTGGAACCAATTTTTGTGTCGGTGAAGTATAACTTAGAGTTTTTACAAATTCAACAACACTATTTTCTGCTAAAAAATTTGCATTAGGCCCAGAGGCGGTGAAACTTGTATTAGGAAATAACTCTTGAATACTTCCAGTGCTTTTTACAGTAGGTGTACCACCAGCTGTATTTTCAATGATTGCGTATTCCATAATAATATTTTAACTGTTATAAACTGAAACGAGATTTTTCTGAATCGAAAATAGCCGTTACTTGTGCATCAGTTAATCCTACATCAAAGAATTTGTGTATTGCTAATCCTCCTAAAAACCAATTGTTATATCCACAATAATTAGCAGCAGTAAACCCACCAGTACCTAAAACCGTAGCCCCTCCAAAAGTAGTATAATTATCATTATTAACATAACTTGCGGTTTGAGTGCCATTTTTATAAACATATAAAGTTCCTGATCTTCTTGTGATAATTACATGTTCCCAACCAAAATAACCATAATAAGGAGATGAATTTCTATGTGGTGACCCTGAAGTATATGTCGCTGGTGTTGAAGGATAAGGTGCATTTACTGTATGTGCAGGAGAAGCATTACTAGCTGCATTGTGAGCAGTAGGGAATGCAGGAGTATAGGAATTACCAGATACACCAGTAATCCACAGTAGACCACCTTCAAGCCAACTAAATCCAGGACTTCCACTACTATTGTTCAAAAGACGCATTTGTTGAGTGGAATAATAATAATTAGCTCCATGAGGGCGTAGATAAACATTCCACACAAATTGAATTGCGTAATCTCCTGTTCCTACACTGTTTCCAACACCAGAGGGCGTGGTATAAGTACCTCTATTAACACAATAATCAGTACTTGATAAAAGGGTAAAAGCAGAACCAATAGGACTTCTCGATAGACCATTTGTATTACTAAAAGAAGTATTATTTCCATTACCAGATAAATCGTTTATTGTGGTACTACTTCCATCCCAAGAAGAAGTATCACCGAAATCATAGTGAAATACAGGAGTTGCAGCTCCTCCTCCACTATTACCAGCAGCAGCACGAAGTTGGTGCGATAATGTCATGAAAGATCTCCAACTGAAGCTCCATATAATTGACTACCTACTTTAAATAATTCTATTGCTGTAGCGTTAGCACCGCCAAGTGTAGGAGCAGACCCACCGTTCCACTTCATAGTAGGCCAAGTCAAAGTATAGGCAGATGCAGTTGCAGTGACTATAAGAAGCATAGATTGACCTGTAGTTAAACTATCAGTTGCAGTTCTATTTGCTCCTAATGTCCATGTCTGCACCATTCCATTATCAGGATCTAGGGCTACAGATGCAGCATCAGTGATAGCATATACGGTTTCATTTATAGCATCTTCAAAAGTAACTGAACCTGTAAACGTACCGCCTGCTAATGGCATTTTTGTTGCATCTGCTGGAGCAGGGGACAATGCCGAACCATCTCCACTAAATGATGTTGCAGTACATGTTCCAGTAATACTTACACCTGTTGATGTAGTTGCCAACTTTGCAGATCCACTATGTTTAAGACTAACACTTGAATCTGATGCAATAGATACTGCATTATTAGAGTTAGATGGATGTTGTATTTCTTCGACTTTTACTGTTGACATATAAATACTAATTAACTTGTATTATATCTAGTTTAAAATAGCTAATTTTATATCTATGTAAATGATAAATAAACTCTACCTTGTTGTTGCCCAGAGAGTGTAGAGACACCATAATTAGAACCAGCACCATAGAGTCCATTGTCAGTTACACTACTTCCACTACTATGTACAAAAGATAAAGAACCATGTCTCATGTCGCCTTCTGTTTGGTGTTGATTACCAGCAGCATCATAATAAGTATACGCAGTGTAAGCATTGTTTAGTATACTATTAGCTCCTACACTTTCATTGCCACCATAATATCCTCCACCACCAGAACCATAACTATTGTTCCCATAATCTGATCCACCACCACCAAAACCACCATCGCCACTAGTAGCATCTAATTTAATATTTCCCTTTGCACCATAAGCTATACCTACAGCTGGGTAACTTATGCCAGAAAGATTTATGTCAGTGGCATTTCCTGTCAAGTGATGTCTAGATGGACCTGCCCAGCCATTACCTCCAGTATGTGCCATATACCCCCCACCAGCATTATCATCTCTTCCAGCACCGCCCTGTTTAGCAACTAAATTTGCACTTGGATAAAAATTGTTTCTTACAGCCATAATTTGAGTAGCAGTGTTACTTGTCGTAGTTGATAATGGTGGTGCAGCGGAAGCTAATTCGTTAGCTTGTGAACCATTAGCTACATCTCCACCTCCACCTCCTGCTGCAATTATTAAAGGAACAAAACCATTTACATAATCGGCATCACTAGAAAGTGAACTACCATATTTCATTAAACAACTTGCTCCTCCAGCTCCTCCTTGATTAGCGTTTGTTCCAGTGTTACCAGACTTGCCAGCAAAAAATACAATTCGATCACCTACAGATATAGAAAAAGTTGCAGTTATTGATCTACCTCTAGTATAAGCCCACCCTGATGCACCTCCCAAAGTTGCGGTCAATGTAGCATTTTTTCCTGCTGTAAATGCATAAAATCCCTGATATGATTGCTGTCCAATGTTCGAAGCAAAAACAGCATCATAAGTTTGAGTGCCCCACCAAGTACTTTGCTCTGAAGTAGTGTCTCCAAGCCTAGGGTTTGAAGTATATAGTCCATTTAATGTAAGGTTAAAGGGAACAACTGGATCAACGCCTGAAGATTTAGTTGTTGCTAATAAAATTTGTGAACTCGGCATAACTTAAAATTTTATGCTTTATTAGTGGTTGAAAAATAACAAAGAGTTGTACTTATAAAAAGAAGTGTAGACATTGAATATGTTTTTACAGATACGTTTCCAGTAGCACCATCATTACCTGTATCTCTCATTGTTAATCCTGATCCTTGGGTTATTGTTTTGTCTGAACCTGCATTATTGATAATTGTTACTAAATCGCCAGCAGCAAACACGTTGGCTGGTACAGTCACACCATCATCAGCTGTTATACATTTACCAGCATCAGCAGCTACAAGTGTATAAGCTGAGGATTCATTTCTATTTGGAATAGAACGTAAATTTCCTTTTGAATCTTCAACTGATGTAGCTGTAACTGATGTTGCAGAACACGCTCCAGTAATACTTACGCCTGTAGCTGTCGTAGTTAATTTAGCGGATGCTGAGTGTTTTAGAGAAACAGAAGAATCAGACGCAAGTGATATTGCATCATCTGTACTTTGCCTAGATTGTATATCATCTACCTTTATTGTTGACATATCTAAAAAAATAATTTTCTTATAATATCTAGTTTAAATTGTCTAATTTTATCCAAGATATTCTACAATTATGATTCCATTTCCTTCAACAAAATTATCATCCCAAGTACTATTAGCATTGTGTCTAGAGTTTCCTCCACTACCACCTCCAACTGTACCTCTAGTTGCCTGAGTCCCATTTGATCCTGAATTAGCACCATTACCACCTGCACTTGATAACCCAGACCCAGATAATAATGTGTTTAATCCAGAGGCAGTTCCACCTGCAGCACCAGCTACATTAGTGTTGACTTGACTTGCATTTTCATAACTTTCTTCATAATCTGAACCACCCCCTCCTCCTGGTCCAGCATATGTAGTATTTTGACCAGCAGTAGCTATAAAACTGGCATGACTTGAGTATGTATTATACAAATCAAGAGGATGTCTTGTATAACTTAAACTACCACTATCTTTATGAGCAGCACATCCACCAGTTCCACCAGCTTCAGTAGATCCATTATTTACAGTAACACCTCCGCCAGAAGCAATGGTTCCATATCCACCATTCTCCCAAAATCCTCTTCCACCATTACGAACTCCATATCCAGTGGAGTGTGCACTTTGTAAATCTCCCTGAGCAGTTGGGGGATATCCATATAGCCCTGGCATTCCGCCTGTACCATAAATTAACCAAGTACCTGATGTTGCATTTGATACATATGAAACTCCACCTCTTCCACGTACACGATCATAATTATTAAACTGTCCAGTTACACTATCACTGACATAGGTAGAATTATTACCGGCAGTTCCGGTAAGACCTCCCTGAGCTGGACTACCCCCACCATAACCAACATTGATATTTAATGTTTGAGAAGTCTGTATTTCTCCTCTAGCAGCACCGCCACCGCCACCGCCAATTACTCCATACCAACCACCAGCATCTCCATTTGATGACCCACCTCCACCAACCGCTGTAAATCTGAATGTTGATGCCCCTCCATTGGGATCTGTAAATGAGTATGTAGTTCCAGCACTAGAGTAATAAATTACATTAGTAGTACCAACTCTAGTTGCACCAGGAAAATTACTCATGTTATCAAATGGATTACCACCAGCAGCACCAGCAACAGAAAGTGAGGTAGCACCACCACCAAACCCAGTCATTGACAAAGGCTTTTGATATAATGAATGCTCAAATTTCATTTTGAATTATGATGTTTTACTTTGATTTGCAATTACAGTAAAAGTTGCTGATCCTGTTTTAATAATTGTGTAAGCGTGAATATCAACACCACTTGAACCTCCATCCGAAGGAGCAGACCCTCCAACCCAATTCTCTGTAACCGCAGCACCATCAATTGTTAGTTGTGCAGAATAAGCAGCAGCTGCAGCAGTTGTGATAAGCGTTACTGATATAGCTTCTCCAACACTCATATTAGAGTCGAGAGTAGCGGAACTGCTGAATCTAATATTAGGTGTAGATGTAGTTGTTTCTTGAGTTGTAAAATAATGAACCATTCCATCTGCTAAATCAATATTTAAATTATCACTTAATTTACCAGCAGTTATTTTCACACCTTCTTTAAGTAACCCAGAAAGATCCCCAGCATCACCAAACTCTAACTGCCCGATTGCTGTTGCTCCACTACCTGTAATACTTTTTACTTTTAAAACTTTGTCTGCTGTTACGTTATTATCAGGCAAAATCATTGTATAAGATTGTCCAGCACTATGAGCAGGGGATTTTATCTTTACACCATGTGATTGGGCAGAGCAGTTTAATTGAAGCATTGCATCATCACCACCAGCACCTTTTACCTCTAATGCTCCAGTACCATTAGGAATGACTCTTACATTCCCATTCGTGGTATCAGTTTGGATTTCATCAACAATAACTTTTGACATGATTTTTAAATAAGAAAGTTGTTAGACAAACGTCATGGTAGAGTTTGCACTCACTGTAAGAACAGCCCCTGAAGCAATAGTCATAGGACTTGCTGCTACATAATTAAAATTTTGTTGTGTCGCAAAACTGGCATCCATTTGGTTTTCTGCTTCAACAAATAACTTTTCAGTTCCTGGACCAACTGTACCTCCTGATGATGGTAAATTCGTTAAGGACGATCCATCTCCTGAAAAAGCATTTGCAGTAACGGTGCCTGTTACACTCATTGCATTACTGCTGACAGTACCTGTTATATTCAGTGCACTACTATTTATTCCATTACTATCAAAACTTCCTACCTCAGTACCGTCTGAAACAAATCCAACAGTACCAGATGCCTTTCTATATAATCCTGTATCTGTATCTGCAGAAAAAGTTATAGAAGGAAGATTACTCGAACCAGCAGGAAATGTTCCTCCTGCATTTATGTAATCAGCTGTTGCATATATTATTCCAAAAAATGCTTGTCCATTCGCTGGAGCTGAACTAAAAACTATATTATTTCCTACAATATTAAATCCTGCAGTTCCAGTAGGATCAGGTTCCTGAATAACACCGTTTACAGATATTAGGACTTGTTGTGGTGATTTTGGAAAAGGTGCAGGTGAAACTCCTGAAACTTGTAAAGGAAAACTCGTAGTGCTTCCGTTAAAACTACTGCTTACATCATCAATTAATCTGTAATCATCAGCAGAACGAATATTATTTCCAATATATGGCATAGCAGATTAATCCAGAATTCTTCTTAATTTCTTTAATCATTTTAAGCTTAGTAAATATGGAGACTTTCTAACTATTAGGTCCTAATTTAGATGGCTGAGTAGGCCAAACTACGTCATTAATTACAGTATATGTTTGAGGTATATCTCTAAGGTTTTGTCGGTAAGCAGACCACTGAGCCTGATCAACAGAACAACCTGGAGTGACAGTCCAGTCTGTAGATTTTAAAATATAATCTCGTTTTTTTCTAATATTTTCCCAAGAAGAATCATCTAGTTCTAAAACTTTTTCACCATAAACTATAATTTCGATAGCCTCAACTTTTGCTTTAAGACTTTCAAAATTATTTGATAAAGTTACAAGATCATTATTAACTGATAATCCCATTTTAAGTCTGTTCTAAGTAACTTACAGCTACATCAAGAGTGCTTGCAGTATCAGTTCTTATTCTCAAAACATCATTAGATTCCATAATAACTTTTGATCCACTAATTAATTCAAGAGAAGATCCAGCTGGAACTGGGGCATTTCTTAAAAGAAATACATCATCTCCTGTATTAGTAACTAAAAAAACATCTACATCAGCACTAGATGCTGTTTTATTGGAAACTAATATACTCAAAAGAACTAATGTTGCAGAGCTACCGGCTGTTAAAACATTTGCATTAGTGCTGCTATGTGCATCAGTTACACAACTTGATTTCGTATCAACTTTGAAGGTGTTTGCCATATTATCCTAAAGCAATAATTAGTGCTAAGTTTTCCTCAGAGTTTACATTACCAGTAATTGATAATTGTCCATTAATTTGGACATTACCTGTAAAGGTCGCAGCTCCATTAGAATCTATTGTAAGACGACTAGACCCACCAGTAACTAAAGCTAACTCGTCAGAAGCCGGACTTATAATCCCTGTGTCAAAATCTCCAGCAAATTTTAAAGCACAATTAGTAGAAGAACCTCTTTCTAATTGAGAATTAGAAGCATCTTGTCTTAATAAAGGGAATCCACCTACTGTTACTGCGTCATGTACTACAACAGTTTTTATAGAAGTATCTACAGTTACTTCTCCATCAGCACCTCTAAAATTGTTGTGCTCAGCTGTTGTTCCTCTTCTAAATTGAACTTGAGTTGCCATAATACTATCCTAACGCTACTGCTATTGCGGTAGCAAAACTCTCCGTACTTATTGTCCCATCACTGTCAGGGACAGTCATGGTTCTTGTTGTACTACCTGTAATCCCAGAACATTCAAAAGCTAATTTTTTGCTTGAATCACCATTGTCAGTAACTCTGAAAACATCATCTGCAAACTCAGTTGATCCACCCCCAACTAAAGCAATTGTTCCATCCTGATCAGGTATTGTTAATGTCCTTGTTGTACTTCCTGTAATTCCAGAACAATCAAGTGCAACTATTTTTGTATTGTCGCTGTTATTTCTAACTCTAAATCCACTATCATTTGTTACTACAGCAGTTGAAGTAATAGAAGCTAATCCAGTAAATGTAGTTTGACTAGATCCTAATGCAACAGAAGAACTTCCTATAGTTATTGTGCTATTTGCAAGATTACTATTAGCAATTGAAGAGGCAGTTGTTAACACAGTACCTGTTTCGGCTGGTAATGTTATTATCACATCAGCTGTGGAAGCAGGTCCTAATAATGTTGCTGAATTAGTTCCATTATCTGTATCTTCTTTAAAAATTATGCTACCAGCAGAAGTAGAAGACCCAGTTAAAGTTGGAGCAGTAAGGCTTTTATTTGTTAAAGTTTCAGAACCAGCTAGTGTAGCAAACGAACCGTCAGTCAATGCAGTATTAAATTCTGCGGTTGTACCAGATATTGTGTTAGAGCCGAGAGCTAATGTTTTATTTGTTAACGTAACAGAATTTGTCAAAGTGACTGGATAGACAATATCACTAGTTAATGCAACGGTTCCAGTTGTGTTAGGAAGAGTAATTGTTTTGTCTCCACCTGATGCATCAGCTGCTGTTAATATTATTTCGTCAGTATCAGCACTTGACCCTTCAAAAGTTATATTTCCCCCAGCTATAGATATAGCGTTTGCTGCGTCTGCTACTCCAGAAATTAAAGTTGTTGCAGTCAAAGTGGTGGAAGTAAGAGCAGATAAACCTGCAATCGTTGTTGCAGTAGCTCCTAAATTAATAGAAGTACTTCCAACTGTCAAAGATGAATTTGCTAATTGGGAATTTGGTATAGCAGATGTCCCGATCTCACCACCAGAAAAAGTTAAGCCTGAACCAGATGCCACACTAATATGAGCTCTTACTTCAGATGCTGAAGGTCCTGTATATGTAATTACTCCTGTTGAACTGTTATATAAAAGACTACCATCACCCCCAGAATCAGTTACAGATACGGCAGCCCTTGATCTTGCATCAGTGTAATAAAGATTAGTATTTTCAGTTAAATCTGCAGTTGTATTACCAGCAAAATCTAATTTATCAGAAGATGAATCTAACTCCTCAAAAAGCCCTGAAACAAGCACTAATGATTTTCTAGTTGCCATCTTATATCTAGATTAGATTCTCGTTCAAAAGAACTTATTTATATTTATTTTAATCCCACTAAATTGTTAACTTAACTCAACAGGTGGTTCTGTCTTTACTATTAATGAAGCAGTAGTAGCAGCTTGTCCTACTCTTGTAACATAATGTCCTGAGTTTACTGGAGGATTTTTTGTTATTGATCCTGCAGAATTAGCTGATAAAAAATATTTTTTACCAGACTCTAATCCTGTTATTGGAGTAACACCTTCTACAATACAGCGGACTAGATTACCTGCAGACGTAGTTGTTTCCACAAAACCAACTACTCTTGCTTTATCTTGGGTATCATTTGCTATTGCTTTTCCTAATTTTCCATCACTAGCTCTTGAAAAAACAGCATCACCTTGAACTACATTTTCAAAAGCCTCAGCTTCAAATCCGTTTACTTTATTAGTTATTTGTCCTGGATAATTTGTTTTTAAATCTATTAATGACTCAGTAAAACCTTGAGCATTAGGGGGATAAGGTTGATAAGACATTAGCTTAATTTCACTGGAGGTTCAATTTGAATAGACAATAGAGTTGTACTTGCAGCTTCACCTATTCTTACGACTGCTTGACCTGCGGATGAAGGAGGAGTTACAGTTATTGCACCAGCTGTTGTAGGAGATAAAAAGAATAAATCCCCTGCATTTAAACCTGAAATCTCTTTCAAACCAGCTACAACAACTTGTATAGTTTCATTTGCTAAACCAGAAATGTTTGCAAATCCAATTACAAATGCATTTTCTATACTTCCGTCTGCAGCACTAGCTTTTCCTACTTGACCATCACTTGTTCTCATATATAAAGCATCACCTTCCGTTATATCCTCAAAAGCAATAGCATTAAAAGTAACTTTGGCAGGAGCAAATGTTGTAAACCCTTCTTTCAAATCAATAACTGCATCCACTAATCCTCTGTAATTAGGATCGTATGGTTCACGAGTCATATTCACACTATTAGCTACCATCAAGTCTCTTAATACAGAGATAGCTCCTTGTATATTTGGTTCGTATCCTGTTGCCATGTTAATTATATATAATTATCTATTTTAAACTGTGCCTACCATTATAATAAAAGTATGGAACCTCAAGTCATAGCTGCTATTATTTCAGGAAGTATTGGAGCTTTTGCTGGTATATCAAGGGCTTTGGGTAATTTCAATAAAAAATTAGATAGAAAATTTGATAAAATTCAACGAGAAGTAGATGATTTAAAAAACAGTGTAATTCACGATTATGTTTTAAAAGAAGATTTTTTAAGAGAAATGCAAGGTGTACATACTAAATTAGATAGAATTTTAGATCATCTGTTAAATCACACAAATTAGACATTAACCCAAGCAGAACTGGAAGATAGATATATTTTTAATACCCCACTACCACCACCAGATGTATCCCAATGTAATTGTCCATCAACTGGATTAGCAGGTTGTCCAGAAGATACTGATGCTACTGCTTTTACAGATTGAAATGACGTTCCATCAAAAATTTTAAAAATATGAGTGCTTGCTGTATCTAGCCAAGTCTCACCCTTGCTTGATGATGTGAATCCAGTTGCAGAACTATTTGGTGCAGTATTACCAATATGCACAGGACCTACTTTTATTAATCCTGTACTTGGTGAGGCTGTATTATCAGCGAAAAATAATCCAGGGCTTACATCATTATTATTTAAAGCTAACTCACCAGTTCCTAATCTTGTAGGGAAAGGTCTGTCATGAGCTGTGCTTGATCTTCTTGTTTGAATTTGTACTGCCATAATTAGCTCTCTACATTTACATATAATCCTGCATCTACTACTGTATCCTGATTAGTATCTGGATTATAAGTACTTGCATCAAGATTACTTGTGTTCTCAGAAGAATCAACAAACTCACCATTTATATAATCACCTGAATTAATTAATCCTGATTCAAAAATATCAGTGAATTCAATAAGAGGTTTGTTTATAATTCCAAACTTTACATCATCTAAAACAGTTGGAGATTTATTAAATAATTTATTTACCATTGCAATCATTCTATTTGTTGTATTTAAAGATTTTCCAGATCTATCTAATTCTCCTTGTGAATCTCTTTTCAAACTATCTGTTAATGTCATAGCTACAACAGATGGATCAAAATTAGCTACTTTTTGTTTATTGTTAAAGTTACCAATAATTTCTTTATTTCCTTCCCATTTTGTTGAACGATTATATAGAGCAAATATCTCTGCAGATTCTTTAAGTTTTTCTTGTTCTTTTCTCCAATTTCTTTCCCACGATTCAAGACCTTTGCCTACAGGTTTATCACTAGGTTCTAATAACCATGCTCCTACATATTCATGTTTTTTTAAATTTTCAACAGTTACATAACCACTTGTTGTTTCATCAAATGGATAAATAACAACGAAACTATTTGGGTCAGGTACATCAGTTATTGTGTATTCTCCAGAAATAGCATTTCCACTTGTAAAATTTAATTGGATTTTATCGTTTTTATTTAAATTATGTTCTTCGAAGTTTACAGTTATATTTACTCCTGATTGAGAATATTTTGCTGCTAATTTTAATGGCTCATTACCTTCATCATGAACTAACGACCACATAGCTGCGTAAATATGTTTACACCAACGAAGCTGATAATATTGTAAATTTTGAAAAGAATTTTCTTTTTCATCTTCATATTCTGGTAGTTCATAAAAATTATTTATAGTTACATAACCTAAATCTCTAAAAGTACCAGGTATGTCTCTTTCATCACTCAGAGTTCCATCTGGCTGTAAAACATTTCCGGGTTTTGTATCTCTTATAGGAGTAACAGGAAATCTTGAATTATTTGATCTTTTAAATAAATCATAACTGTCTCTTCTAGAAAAATCCTGACACGAACAATTCCATCTTAATTCTGTTGTTAAAAATCTACCTACTGCAAAACCTCTATGAGCTGGTACTGTTGTTTTAGCAATTGTATCTACAGTTTTTGCTCCATAACTATCTTTCTTTTGAAAAATAATTTCATTAGTATTTGCATCAGATCCTGTAACTGTATATCCTACATAATCGTCATACCTAAATCCTCTTAGTAATCTACTTAAAGTAAGATTTCCTGAAGTGGTTCCGCTTGTTATTGTAGTAACTTTAAACTCAGTACTTGATGTGACTTCTATTGTATATCTTCCAGAAGAAACATTACCAGTACTAACATCTAAAAACACTTTATTACCTGTTGATAATCCATGTACTGAACTACAAGTTACAATTACCTCTGAACCTGACCTTGTATATGTAGAAGAAATTCCGGGATCTTTTTCAATTATTCGATCTGCCATTCTTTCACCAGTAAGAAAAGCTACTTCTGTAGGTAAAGTTCTTAATTGAACTCTCACAAATCTCCATCTTGTATCATTAATTGCTGTTGAATTGTGATATGTAACATCACCCGAAGTTGTTAGAGAATTAGTCGCTGTAACAGTAAATGTATTCTGTGTTTTACTTACAATTTGTAAAGTCTCATCTATTGCATTTCCAGTAGAAATATCTAAGAAAACATCGTCACCGGGAAATAAGCCATGATCTGTTTTAGTTACAATTAAAGTTGTTCCACTTTGTTGATAAGTTGCATCTACTGAAGGTGCTAAATATCTTACAGCAAGTATTGGTAATCCAAAATCATAAAAACTGAATCCATCTGTATCTCTCATTCCACAAACATGTTCACCTAACTCTTTATTTTTAGAGGGAAAAGTAAATATTCTTGCAGGAATAAAAACTCCGGGAAACTGTTGAAATGTAAAAAATAATCTGTAATCTCCTCGTTTATCTCTTTCTTTAGAAGTAGATCCTAATATTGTCTGCATCATTACATATAGTTCGTATCCTCTTCTCCATCTAGTCCACAAAGAATCTTGATTATAAAATTTTACTTCACTCTCTAATTCATAGCCATCAGATCCTCTTGGATAAATACTTGGTTCTTTTGGTTTATTATCAAAATTTTTAAATTTTTTATTAAAATCGAAATTTGATGATTTACCAAAATCTCTTATTTCGAATGCCATTATGTTTAATAGAAACCGCCCTGTACATTACAATAAAATCCATTTGTTAAAGCAGTGGCTCCACTCGCAGCTACATACAAAGCTTGTCCTCTCTTCAACATCAAACCTCTTTGTTTTGGAGCTATTTCATTATTACCTGATCCAAAATTAGATCCTGCCTGAACAGTAGGATGATTTATGAGAGGCAGTATCTCATTTAGAGTTAAACTGTAATATTGCTGACTAGAATCTATACTTGCTATAAATAAAGGAAAAAATTGATTTACATTTGTTACTGTTCCAGTACTTACAAGATAAAAACAAAAATCGGTAGGTAGAGATGCATTTACATTACCTGTAATTGGTCCACTTAACGAAGGAATGTCAACATCGAATGTTGTAGAAGTAAAGTTAGTTGTGTTTTTTACCTCAAAAGTATCATCTTTTGGAACAGTTCCTGAACTATATGTCGAAAAATCTAAAAATACATTTTGTCCTATTTCTAAATTATGCCCATTAGCTATTGTTACTGTGCAAGTAGTGCTATCTGCAGAGTATGTACCTGCTGTAACTGCTGAAGAATCTATAGCCTGAATACTTCTTTTTGTATACCTAAAAAATATTTCATCTATATATGCTCCACTAATTGCAGTATCTGTTAATCCTGAATCAACATCAAATACTTTTGTAGCTCCACCAACTGATGTTGGTATCAAACTTGTTAGAAAAGACTGACCCGAAGAAACCGTGCATAATGTGGAAGCGGTTGCTGGGCGATCCACCATTAAAGGTTGTTTGTTTGAACTACTACTTGACACTTTTACTTTTTAAGAAACTTACTTTAATTATATAGGAAGGTTTTTTTCCTATTTTTCTTCTTTTTTCCCTTTTTTATTTTTAGCATCTCTAGCTTTATCTAAAGCTTCTTTACGCTTTTCTTTATCGGACATCTTTTCACCACTGCCATCTTCTTTTTTATTGTTTTTGTTCTTAAAATATTCAAGAAGCTGGGGAGGCATTTTTCCTTTAGCCATCAGTTTTCTCCAATCTAGATACAGGTACGGATGCTACAAAACGATTAGGGAGATAATCTCCTCTAACAGTTGGGGCTCTCATATAATCCCTTTCTGCGGTGAAGATATCTACTCGTCTGTCACCTGCCATTCTAGTACGACCCCTACTTTCCTCAAAAGGGTTTCTAGCAATCTTTTCTCCCTGTCCATAAATATTTTTATCTCTTTTTATACCTAATGTATAACCAAGTTTTGTTCTAGGTAAAACAGACATTTATAAAGCAGCTAAATTAAAAGTTACTGTTGCAGAATTATCTCCACCAGACTCACTTACAAATACACCTTTTATAAATTTAACTGGTCTATCTGAAACACTATATACATAAGTTCCATTTGAAGTTATAGTTTGAGTTGAAATAATTGGAGCATAGTTTGTTCCATCAATACTTCCATCTAGACGAACAACAACATTAGTATCAATCTCAGTAACCGTGACCATAAAAGTATAGCTTTTTGTAGAGAAAAAATTGTTTAAAGCTACTTGTAAAGATGTTCCATCTCCTGGAGCAATTAGAGTTGCATCAGTAAAAAATATTGTATCTTGAAAGTGATTTACTGCCATTGTTTTTTTACCTATGATTTGACTCTAAAAATAAACGTGTCCCTACAGCAACGTCAGCTGGTCCTGGTAGGGCTTGTATAAACTCTGCACCTTCTCTATTAAATCTATATCTAGCCTGCTCTGGATTGCGGTAATTAGGTACGTAGAGGTGCATAGCAAGTCTATCTGTTTCATAAATATAAATTTCCGTCCAAGTTTTTAAAGTTTGTCTGAAATCAGAAGTTGAAACAGTACGATCAACATCACCAAGTATACTTTCTATTCTATTTTTTGGAATATTATTATTGTTAATACTACCAGTCATATCAGTTCTTTTTTCAGCTTCATCACACCTACCAATTTGCTCTACTATTTTACTTACCCAAAAAGAATCTTGAACATTATTAAGTGCTTCTTCTAGTCGAGCTTGGTCACCAGCTGGTATGGAAGTTATGTTATAACCTAAATGCCAACGTACTTTTGATTGTAAAAAGGTATCGAGCTTCATTCAAACAAGTAAAATATACCTGTTACTAGTCTACTCTCACTAAGTTCTCTTTAAATATTGCATCCCAATCAATTCTTTTGATTCCTTTAAGTTGCTCTAATTTTGTATATCTCTCTCCTGTCATTGTTGTTTGTAAATCTTTTATATCTCTTGCTGTTTTCAACCCTACACCAGGTAGGCTATCCGCAATTTGTCTTGCACTGGCAGTGTTAATATTTAACCGTCTATCAAGAGGGAAAGTTTCTTTGTTAGTTGGTTTTGCACTCTTATCACCAGTGGATTTTAATTCTGCAGTTAATCTTTCTTCTGTTTTTATTTTTTCATTAGTTGCTTCTAAATGCGGAATTAAATCATCTTCATGAACATAATCTACTTCATCATTCGCATTCACAACCATGAAGATTCCATCTCCGTGCTGAGATATCTTCTCAACTAAACCACCAGTTACTTTGTGTTGATATAGCATAATTAAAATTGTTTTCTTCTAATTAAGCTTACCTTAATAATTTTTTATTGACAATAAAAAAGCGAGTCGAGAGACTCGCCTTTTGATAAATCTATAAAGATATAGATTATGAGTCTGTTCCGCCTACTTGTGAAGCAAAGTCCACGAAAGAAGAAACGTCACTCCAAGATACAGCAGCAGCTGGGCGTAAGTAGTTAACTCTACATACGATATAACCTGCTTTACCTGCATCTGAATCGGCTTGTGAGATGAATACTCCATCACCAGTGATTGTAGTATTAGCAATAGCGTTTAAGTTATACACTTTAAAAGTAGTATCCGCTGTTACTTTGTACATCATGGAATTAGCTGCGTCAGACGCTGCTATTGTACTAGTCACAGATGTCCAAGCTGGAAAATCTCCAGTTGTTGTATCTGCTGAACCCTGAGAAAATAGTGAGTTAGCTGCAGTTATAGAACTAGATGCAGCTGCTAAACCATTTAATTGTGATGAAGGAACACCAAGTGGAGCTCCAGCATTATCAGGTCCTAAAAGTAGGATTTCACCAGTTGTACCACCAAGATCTGCTGTTATAGGAGATGCTGGGAAGCTAGGAAGACCACCAGAAGGTACGTCTTGTGCAATAGCTATAGAAGCTCCATAAACATATGCAGGTCTATCTGAACTTGCTTTGACCACTAAGCTTGTGCGGTCATCTCTTACCCTGTCACTTACTCTTCTATCTGGAGAAGGTACAGTGATACTAAAACTCTTGTTACTAGCTTGAGCAGCTGATAAGTTAGTTACTTTTGCATAACCAACCTGTTCGAAGAGTTCAATTCCAGGCCAACCAAGTACACCCTCATGGTTAAATGCGGATAGCTTGTTGATCTGATTACCGGGTGTAAGGATTGCTCCTGAGTCACTCTTGTAAGTTGCCATTAGTTAATACCTCCTATTACTCTGTAATTGTGAAGGCAGTGGTAATGAAGTCCTTATTCAAGTTCGCAAAACCAGCATATAGCTGCCATATAAGGATGATGAATCTTGAGAAGTCATCATTGTTATTGATTAAAACTTGAGCGTTAGGACCACCGATACCAACACCGATAGCTTGAGGACCAAAAAATAGTCCTGCTGGAGTTGTCTTAGATACAGCTCCATTTCCATCTCCAATATCGACCGTTATTGTTTTAGATGGGAAGTTTGTAGATTCAAAGAATCTTACTCCTTCAAATACGAATCCAGAAGGCATAACTGGTTCACCAGCTACGAACTGAGCCTGTCCATACTGACCACCGCCATAAATAGCTTGGTTAGGTGCCATTGAACCCATTAAAGGTGAACCTTGGCCCATTCCTGGATATCTAGCTACCTCACGGAAGCCTTGATCTGCTCTGAGATCCTTCATTAGTGAAGGGTCAGCTATACAACGATAATATCCGTCTGAGAATACAGGTACGTGACGTTTTCTTAGACTCTTAACTACCTCAAGAAGGTCAGTCTTTACATTAAACTTGAAACGCTCAGAAGCATATTCTGTAGCAGAGTATGAGTTTAGTGTTGTTGAGTTAGATTTTGTCTTACCATTTGGATAGTAGTAACCACCCTGTGTATCAGATGCAGCACCACGAGATTCAGATTTGAATAGCTCATCAATGAATACTCTGTCTCTCCATCTACGGTAATCGTCTAACAGTGTCAACGAACCAATTGATTGATGGAACATATTTAAGTTTCCAGTATCAAGAAGTAAACGCTGAGCTGTCATTAGGGTTTCTCTAGCAATTTTAAATGTGCTAGGAAGATTTGAATTGTTAGGGTCAGCAGGACCTGTATATTCCCTAAGAGATACAAGTACCTTGTCCTTTACGATAGATCTGCTGTTTGCTGTTCCGATAGTCTGATCCTGAGTCCTCTCTCTAGAGGTCTTAGTACCAGGATTACCAAAGAAGCGGTAGCGATCTAATTGAACGGTCTGACCTGGCTGCTTGGTGAAGTCATGTACCACAACTGGCTCGGAAGCCATTTCTACGATATACGCAGGATGTGGTCTATATAACTCGGCACCCAGCAGCTTCGGAAAATCGTTATCTATAAACATTTTTGAATTTCAGCTAGGTTTGCTGATTGCGAACACTGAATGTGCTCTGTATACTGGAAAATAAATTCCATTAGTTATAATTATAAATTGACTTAATATTCTACTTATTTAAGTTTCTGGATTTATCACCGATTGAGTTGTAGTTCCATTTAACATATTTCCTAAAGAATATGTAGAAGGAGGTACAGTTCCTATTCTTCCCATTGGGTTGATATATCCATCTTCTGGCTGTAAATCAGGTTGATTCATTTGAGCCATTTGTTCTTCAAGAGCCATCATTCTTATAGCATCTTCTGCCATTTTTTTTGCTTTTTTAGCTTTTTTGTGTTCCATTTACTTCTTACCTTTTTTTGATTCTAATGGAGGCTGACCTACAGGTAATTGACTCAATCCTGCAGCAGGTAAATATTGTGTTAAGAACATTTGACCTTGTGACATAACCATTTCTTGTATCTGTTGAGCTCTATTGATATTACTGGAAGCTAATAAAGCATTTTGAGGTAAAGGAGATCCGGGTAAATTTAATTTTAAATATGATGCGTCTAAGTCAGAAGGCATCGGAAGTGCTTCACCTATTCTTGTATCTCCCTGTCTCATTCTTATATTTTGATATTCATCTATATTTCCAGACATAACTTGTCTTTGAACATCAGCACCACCAAAACCAACTAACTGTGGAGAACCAATAGCTCCACCAGCAGTTCCTAAACCTGTCAAAAATTTATCAGTTTTTTCAGTTGTACTTTTTTTCTTTTTCATATTAAAAAATAAAATGGGGTGGAAGCCCACCCCTTTTAGCTTTACTCCATCACAAGAAGTTTCTGACGGAATACTTCAGGATTTTGTTGAGCAGCATTTAAATATCTCCATGCGTTCTGAGGATCTCTATCAGTAGCTCCTCCGAAGTCCTTCCAGAAGTCACCAGGATCAGCTGGAGTCTGTGGAGCTGGAGGTACAGGCATATCTGGTCTTACAGGAGCCTGAGTTTGTGCTTGAGCCTGAGCCTGTGGATTTTGGAACTGTTGACCTGCAAATGAGGGAGCCTGCTTAGGTGCAGCCTGATCTTCTTCTACTGGATATGGTCCATTTTGTCCAAAGAACTCACATGTGTAATCAGCTAATACATCTGGGTCTGTCAAGATCTGTTCATAAGCTTTATGCTCTTGTGACATTTCTTTTAGTAGACTTACAGCTTCACTTAATTGCTGATTAGTTGTTATTAGTGAATCTTCAATCTGACAGGCATAATTATTTAAAACTGCTGGAGCATCAGCACCAAAATGATTAATGACTTCAAGGCTGGCTTCACTTACTCCGTTTGCCCTTAGCTGCTGGTCTGTTATCTCCGAAGAAACTTGGGAAGAGTTGCTGGAGTACCCCTGGCTGTTGTTGCTCGAAGGCGTATAAGTCTGCTGAGCCGGATTGCTGTACTGGGTTGTTTGTGGGTATCCGTAGTTGCCCTGGTCTACTGCTGGTGTGTTTGGAGACTGTTGACCCTGGAACGGGAATTGGACTGGTGAACTCAGGAGCCCTACCACCTTCGTAAATGCGTCCTTGTAAGGGTTCTCCGCTTGTGGAGTCGCCTGTGGTACTTGGGGGCTGTACGCTGTAGGGGTTGATTGGTAACCCTGAACCCCCATCTGGGCTTGCACTTGTGGTGCTGGTGCCACCTGTGCTGTTGTCGGTGCCACCC